GAAATGACAGGCATACACCGCTCAGCGTATTCTTCACAGTTGGCAACAGGGCAAGTGCCATCAACGCAGGCAACGCCCACATAATCGGGGCAGTATTCAGGTTTTATCATCGCTGTCCCCTTCCGTCAAAGCTCTTGCGAGATCGTCAATCATCTGGTGCATGACTCTATCGCCAACATCATCTTCGTTCTGACACCAGAAGGAGAATTTCAGGTGTAGCAGCTCATGAACCAGCGTCTTTTCAAAATTGAACGGCACAATGCGGTCGCCGTAACAGGCAGGATTGATGATCTCAATACGAGCGGTCTTAATTGCTTCTGACCACTCGGTACAGCCTGCGGTATTACTCACCGTCATTTCTTCGGGGTGTAGGTGGGTCAAGAGCTTTATCCGCCACTCCTGCAAGCAGAGTTTCCGTTTCCACTTTTCCAGCAGGGCGAGTTCTTCATTGGTGGCAATCATTGATGTTATACCCCCTCGGATATTTCGGTAATGGCGACCAATACAACGGTGACTCGTCACAATCTGTAAACCAGCCGCCATCAGAATAGGCGCACCATGAAGTGATGTGTTCATCAATATCGGCAAGAAACCCAACTGCCATGTTTTGTTCATTGCCGTTGTCGAAGAACATGAGAACATCGGTGTGAAGTTCCGGCAGTCGGTTCTTACATTTAATCCATCTCATTAGGATGCTCCTTTCAGTCTGAGGTTTTTGTAGACAGGGTAGCCCTGATACACAACCTTGCCGCCGTGCCACTCAGGGTGTGCTTCCATGTCGGCGTTGAACCTCTTGGCGGAACAGGCGAAGTACCCGTTGGACTTACACCAAATCTTGTATGCGTCAAACAGGGACTTCGAGCGGGTGTTGACTCCCTCGGCCTGCTCACAGCGTTCTTCGAGGAATTGCAGGCACAGATCATTGTCACGCTCATACTGGTTGACTACCTTCCGCATGGTGGGAGACATTTTCAGGCCAAACCGCTTATACTTGAAGTACCCAGCGACCAGCCAAGCGAAAATGCCCTGCATAGCTTCCTGTGTCTGGAACTCATTTTTCAGGTTCTTATCCTGTTCCGCTTCGGTAAAGTGGCGGTTGAACTCGATCACTCGCACACGGTCGGAAGCGAACAGGGACTTGTCGCTGACGGTGGGGAGATCGTTGCAGGAGAGCCATAGGGTGAACTGCGGCAGAAAAGTTGTGGCAGTCTCATAGAGGTTCCGAGCCTTAATTTCCTCGCCGCCTGTGAGCTGCTTGATCGTTTCCTCGTCCAGCTTGCCATACTGGTTGCTCTCTGCCATCGTGACAAACCGCTTGCCTTTCAGGGAAGCCAGCATTGGGTTCGCTGCTTCGGCGTTCTTCGACCGCTCTGCCTTGCAGATGATCGACACGGGAGACACGGAAGCATAATCACCGAGAAGGTGGTGAATTGCCGAGAGCATGGTGGACTTGCCGTTGCGGGTGGTCTTACCGTGAAGAATGAACATACATTCCTCATTTGCCACGCCCAACATAGAGTACCCCAGCGCCTTTTGTAGATAGTCAGCCTTGTCTTCGTCATTACAAGTGACCTCTGCAACGAACTTCTCCCAGCGGAGACACCGTGCGTCCTGTAAGGTGTAGTTGAAGTTGGTCTGCATGGTCAGGAAGTCTTTCCAGTCATGCTCCCGGAACTCCATCTTTTCGAGGTCGAAAGTGCCGTTCTTGCAGTTGATAAGGTAGGGATTTGCGTCAAACTCCGCCGAAGCGATAGGGAGAACGCTGGCAGCGTCCTTCATCAGCCGGTCACGGAAGCGGCGGTCGCCCATCTTCACGATGAACTTCATGTACTCGGAACGCCGTTCTTCGTTGGCGATCTCGCCGCAATAGAGAGCCATCAGGCGGCAGAACTCTTTGATCTTCTCCGCCACCAGCAGAGAACCCGTGTCCTTACGCCATGCCCCCTCGGAGTAGGTGAACCAGCTTTTCGCTTCGGGGCAGTAGCGGGTATCGTTCTTGTAGCACTCGGAGAACAGCTCCGCCATGCCGGACTCGTCCCACGAATACCCCGTGCCGCTGATCGGGTGGCTATGCTCCGGCTGTGCTTCCTTAATCTGAAACATCACTCTGGACTGAGCTTCGTCCATGATGTAGCGACCGTTGGAGAGCTGGAAAAGAGCCTGTTCTTCGGGGGCAGTCATAATTTCGTCAGCCATTTTCTCACTTCCTTTCCTTCATCGCTCTCGCCAGCACCACAGCGGCACAGTCCTGAGAGTCTTCGTCCCACCATGCACACCGCTGTTTCTGGCACGGGCAGAGGGGAATGTATCCGGGGCAGCTCATAGACAATGGGCAGATCGTATCGGTCATCTTCTTTTCCTCCCGTAATAGTAGTCCCAGTATCGGGATTCGGTGTTTTTGCCCTCCGTCTCGCGTTCTTTGTCGGCGTGGTACGCATCTCTCTCAGCCTTGTACTTTTCGCAAGTGGAATGGCACCCTACCGACCGATCTTCACAATTTTGGCAACATTTAATTCGTTTTACCATAGCTTCACCTGTAAAAGAAAGCACGACTTAGCGCTCGATCTACACGACGCATCTGATCGGGCGGCAACGTTCCGAGATACCGCCAATGATCGGAAACATCGAAGGTTCGTACCTGTTCGCAGCACGCAATGCTCGGATGATCGATACCGCAATAATCGATAAAGGCGTGAGTCGGTAGCTTTTTTTTAATTTTCGTGGACAAAGGGACAGCGATCGTTGTGGGCGAGTAAAAGTTACCTTTATCATTTTGGACAATTACCCACAGCCGACGTCCTCCCTGTAGATGACTATCGGGGCGAATAGGATCATCGATAAGTACGATGTCTCCACGTCTGTAATTATTCATGTTATCTCCTATATCTCGTAATTGAGTTGGTAATAAGTTCCACCTCGGATACCGGCAGCGGTGGTTCACACGCTTGTGTGTTTGCTTTCAGCAACTCTTTATAGATTTGTGCTTTCGAGTAGCCTTGACTGTGCAGCTGTCCTGCGAGAGATGTAAGACTGAGGTTTCGGCTTCCCGGTTTTATCGGCGGATATTCTGGAGCAATCATAATCTTGCCGCCCTTCGGGAGGTTGTATCGTGGAGAATAGATCCTCTGAGGTGCAAAGACATTCGCGCTCGTTGTGCGAGGTGTGTCCGGGAAGTATTTTTCCAAAACGTAGTCAATTGCTGGTTGATTTTCGATGATTTGTTTGTAGATCAGTACGTCTCCGGTCATGATAAAGAAGCGGTTACTTTTGTACATCTCTACCGCCGCTCGGTTGTTTTTGCCTTTAAAGGGCAAATCTCCCCGAACGAGAATATGAACACCCCTGCCGCTTCGGGATCTCTCAGTATAGGACTGACAGTGACCAACGATATCCGCACCCAGCTGATTCAACAAGCCATCCTCAAAACCGTCATCAATGTCGATCCCAACAAGCCCCGTGTCATGAAAAACGTACCCAAGGCCGTCATAGTATCCGTGCCGGACATTGATTTCAGCATCAGCATAGTCCGACCACGTTTCCGGATTTGACGATGACGCTGCTTTTCTGACGGTTGCTTGCATGGGAACTTTGGATCCGTTCCATACATTGACCCACGCCTTTTCATCTCGAAGTTCGGCAGGGATGTTCAAATAACTCATACTTTAACCTCTATCCTGAACATTTGAGAATGAATAATTATTCACTCTTGGAAGACTTCTCTGCGATCCCCTCAAAGTAAAACTTGTCATCGACACAGATCGGGAAGCCCTTGACGGTCTTACTCACTTTTGTACCTTTTGCACAAATACGTTCGGCAGCTGCAAGAGACATATCATCTCGAACTAGATCGGTGCCTGCGCGCATGACATACGCAACCATGCCGTTTTCAACTTTCAGTCTCATTTACTCACCTCCCTCAATGCCCTTAAAGATTGCCGGATAGCGCTGTCTCAGTTCCTTCAACAACATCTTCGCGACCACTCGCATGTCAGGATGTGCCGCCGGGTCACAGCGCAGCGTCAGGAAATGCCGCCATTCCCGGAGGTCAGCAGTCATGACCACTTCGGTCTTCAAACTGTTCGGCAAGACAGACCGGGCTTCCTGCGGGGTGCAACCTTCGATCAACAGGTCGAAATATGCACTCTCGCTTCGATCGCAATCGCGCTCCCAAATTCGATATGCCTGACCGTTTCGCTCGAGCGTCGACGGTGAGATAAAGGTAAGTTCATTACCAAATCCGCTCTTGCTGTAGTTACAATACCGAGTAGATTCTTGTGAGTACGACGCAGGGCGATGCCGGACAATTTCGTGACTTACCCCTCTGTCACAAGTAATCCGAAATGTTTCGCAAGCGTGTACCAGCTTTTCCTCATCCGTCAGATGTTCGTTATCCAAAAACGTGATCGGAAAATATTTCCGAGTGTACTCGAATATCGGAGTGAAATAAAGCTCAGGAAACAGGGTCGGGTGTTTTTCACCCAGCACCCTAATATTGCTGGGAATAATCAGCTCGTTACGTAGACAGGCTCGAAAGAAATCTCGCCACATGCGCGCGTTTCCCGAAATAACCGTTCTCGGAAATTCGGTAATTCTGAGCATAATGGTCTCACCGATAAGTTTCAGGGCACTTACAGTATTAAAGAGAGGAACTGCGTCGAAAGTGTCCATTGTTATAATGATATTTGCATGTTCGATGACGCTTTCGTGTCCACGATCAATGGCGTCTTTTACGAATTTCTCAGCGGAACCCTCGGTGATGCGGCTTTCACTTTTATAGCAAGTGCGCCCCGCAATCTCAATTCTTTTCAGCGGATCCCGTTCGGAAATTCTTTCGACTTTAGGTTCGATGATCTTCATGATTTATACCCCCGCAATATGACTTGCCAGCATATCGGCTTGGTGCGTCCACAGCACATTCGGGTAGTTACGAACAGCACGAGTGTAGTCATTCCACTCAGACTTGTCGGTGAAAGCGCCCATATGGTAGCGGATACACATGATTTCTTCCTCGGTCAGTGTGTAGAACTGAGAGAGAAGCATGACGGACTTATCCCCGTGGCCTTTCAGGAGGGTGTTGAGATTGTCTTCCCAACTCACAATGTGATCGTACAACGCTCCGTTTTTGCAGCAACTTCCTTGATATTGGTCGATTTTGCACAGGTCATGGAACATACCCACGATATACGGAGAACGAGGGTTCATCCATGTCAAGTGATTGTCTTTCGTGAGCACCACGAGGAACCTTGTGACCATGTCGGAGTGTTCCAGTAACCCGCCCTCATGATTACCGTGATACTTGGTGGAGGCAGGAGCCGTGAAAAATCCGTTATTCCACAAGTAACCCAGCATGTCATCAGAAACGAGCGGCGTTCCGTCAGGCAGTTTCATGAGGTTCTGGAAATTGGTCACTTTGGACTTGGGAGAGCAGTCAGGCATGGTTGTTACCTCCTTTAATATCAGATACAGGACAATGGAAAGTGCGACCATCAGCAGTAGCTATGAAGGCCATTTTCCCGTAATAGGTGTCCTTAATGGCGGTCAAAATCCCGTTGACACCGTGAATTGTTTCAACAAAATCACCGACCATCATTTTCGTACTCCTTTCTGTGAATACTCTTTTCGCTGTCGAACCCGTCAGGGTAACGCTCTTTGAGCTTATTGATGTTGTACTGTGCCACAACATCTAAGCCCACATCTAATCCAGTTGCCAACTGTGCGGCGTACCAGAGAACATCGCCCAGCTCGTCAATGAGCTTTTCACGGTCAAGGTCGTGACCCTGAAACAAGGATTTTTTCACGAGGTCGATACACTCACCCGCTTCGCCGCATAGACCCATGACCCCATTTTCGATAAGACCCTGATTGGTCAGCTCATAATTGGTCGTTCGATAGGCGAGTACCTGATATTCATTCAGTGTCATCAGCGACCTCCATTTCCAGCACCGTCATAATGGCGTAGTTGGCGAGGTCAATCAGGGTGTCCCGGATAGACTCGTCATTGACCTTCTGCTCACAGCCACGGGAAAGGGTCTTAAAGCGGCTGAGTTTATCACCCAAACGGATACGAGCCATCGCCATTCCTTCTTCAACGAAGGTCTGGTGGAAGCTGTCGCCGTAGTCATGGTTCTTGCGCTCGTAGAGATCGTTGATCTCCTTGCAGATTTTAGCATGACGCTGAACTTTAAAGAGCGAACAATAATAGTCTTCTGCCATTGTAGCTTATCCTCACTTTCAACATAATTTTTCAACATACCATTGGCGAGGGAGAGCGTTTTATTTTAGCCCTCCCTCGCACCCGGTATCAGCCAAGGAGAGCTGCCAAATCCAGCGGGGACTTCGGAGCGGTCTTCTGAGCCGCCTGAGAAGCCGCAAGAGCGGTTTTGGTGGAGGGGGTAGCAACCGTATTGTCGGAGCCGCCCCAGCCCTCAGAGGGACGCTTATCGGCCAGACGGACGAAGGTAATGCTCTGTCCGGGCTTCTTCTTGTTCTCCTGAACATCATGCTCGATGTCACACTCAATGAAGTGACCAATCAGGTCGGTGTGGTCGATCTCAGTCAGGTCGAAATTGCCGAGCGCAGTCTTGGCGAAGTAGCTGAAAGCGTTGTAGGCACCCTCGTTGGGAGAGCCATCGGATTTCAGCAGGGAGAAGCGTTCGATATGCTTGGAGCCGTTCTGCGTCTGCATATAGACTTCCAGCTTGCCGAAGTCTTCCTTGTATTTTACATCGATAATCTGAAACACATGAGTACCTTCGGGAATGAGGGTGAAACCCTCGGTGAGTCCGATTTTAGCCATTGTTTTTGTCCTCCTTCATGGTGTAGAAATTGAGCTGTTCTGTGTACTCACAGGGGAAGATGATACCGACCAACTTATCATCGTCATCGGGAAGCATGGCGTACTTCTTGACCAGCAGAGCTTTCGGTACGCTCTTGTCGCTGTCCAGATCGTAGGAGTACAGGATTTCGCAGAAGTCGGACTTCTCGATCAGCGACCAGTCATCGTTGGTGATGGGGAAGGTCATGGTGTTGTCCTGCGTGGCGTAGATACGGATACAATCCCTGATTGCGCCGTCCGGCTCAGGCATGATTGCCTTGATCAGCGTGGCGTACTCGGTGCAACCGACCTGAGAAATCAGGCGACCAATGCCGTCAGGCATTTTCTCGTTGCTGTACCCGGTCACGCTGCGGATACCATCAGGAATGAGCATAAGTACAGACGGAGAAGCAAGCCAGCGTTCACCCATGTACTCGTAGATAGCGCCACCATCAGGGGCAAGGGACTTCACGAACTTGGAAAACTTCATAGGTCAATCCTCCTTACAGCCCTTGAAAATTTGATCCTCACGCGCATTGTAAATACAATGGACGCGCTTAATACAGGCATCTCTCAATGCCGCAAGCTCCTCGGTATTCTTAGCCTTCGTCATTTGCGAAATTAAGGCGTTAAGATGTTCCAGATGGTATTGAATCTCATCTGCATTAGTTTTGACATCAGACCATTTCATTTAAGACACCTCCTTGATAATTTTCGGGGAAATGCGGTAGCTGTCCTCGGTGGTCGTGTACTTCGCCAGAATACCGTCCGCTTTCATAGCGTCCTTGTCAATCTTCGTGGTGGAAGTGCGGCTGACTTCCCAATTATAGGCAGAGCCAGCGATAGACACCTTCTTGTCACCGTCACGGAACTGAGTGATTGCGGCTTTCTTAATCATGTCAGTCACAACCTTGTACCGCTTTTCCATGTCCGGGATACCTTCATGAGCCAAAATCCGTTCCATGGTGTCTTTCAGGTCTTCGGCTTCCTTGACCAGCGCCGCCATGTCCGTTTCGGGGGACAGGTTGTTGGTGCGGAGAGCTTTCAGGATTTCAGCGTCCTTGCGCTCGTCAAAGGCGGGAGAAATACCGCTCTCAACGAACTCCTTCCACCATTTCAGGGCAGGCTTCACATACTTCTTCTCGAAGTCAGGATACCGCTCAGACACCTTGAAGGGACGGGTGATGGTATTCTCACCGCTGCACACGAACTTCTCAGGATTGTCGTAATCCTTGGGTTCAAGGAAGGAAGCGACCATGATAACCTCGTCCACGCCGAGAAGGTAAGCGTACAACGCCGCCTGCAAAGCGTAATACTCAGGAATATCGTCCTTCCAGTCCTCGACACGCTTGGAGGTCTTCATTTCGAGGACGGTGGTCGGCTTCCCTTCCTTATCCACCAGAAGGTAGTCCCAGCTACCACCAAGGACTTTCTGATCGGGGAAGAAATCGCCCCATGTACGCTGGAAATAGTTCTCTCCAAACACATCGGTAGGGGTGATAAGGTTGCCCATCATGTAGGCTTCCTTCATGTACTGAGCCTGCTTCGGCTCAATAGTTTTACCGGCAACGGTATAGATAGTATCTTCAAAGGGTTTCTCATAGGTACGAGTGACGGCGCACCATACCTCAAACGGGGTTGTCCATGCGTTCAGCCCCATAACTGCGGCGAAACGAGTACCTGTCAACTTCTTAGGTCTGGCCGGGGGGACAACTTGAATACGGTTGCCGTCAAGCCATTCTACGGACTTCATCGTAATACCTCCATTCAATATTGTGAGTTTGTTTGATAATCCCTTTACAGCACTTTGCAATCTGACTGTGGGCAATACCGGAAGCGTCAGAAGCAGCCTTTACGCCATCGAATATCTTTGTTGACCCGTCAGGGAATAGCCCGATTACAGCCCTACGACATTTCGATTTGCTCATGCGCTGATTGCGAGTGCCGTGGTTATCGTTTTCCTTGTGTGTTGCCCATTCAAGGTTAGAAACGGCGTTGTTGCGCTTATTCTCGTCCTTGTGATTGACTGTCGGTTTGTTGTAGGGATTAGGAATAAATGCCAGAGCAACCAGCCGATGAATCGTGAAACACTTAGAGTGACCATGGACGGTGAGAGTTACAACCTCATATCCATAACGGTCAATTTTCGGTTTCAATTCCCGCTCCTTTCGGAGAGAGTAGACAGTACCTCTGTCACTCACGGCGTAGTAGCCCTCATACCCCGGAACGAGTTTCCAGTACATCGTTAGTCCTCCGTTTGGGTTGCCTTTTCGTTGAGCCAGCCCTCTACAGCATCTTCGCACCACCTACCTTCACAAGAAGGGTTGGAGGGGGAAAGATTCTTCTTAATGAAGCGGTCGCAGTAGGCGCATACCTCACTCTCGGCGTAGTCCATGATCGTATTTACATCGGTGTCCATGTCGAGTCGAAGCATCTTATCTCGGTTGGTTTCCAAGATTAGCCCTCCTTCGCCGTTTTCATTTCGTAGCCAGCCAGCATATTGTTCACGCCCTCGATCAGAGCGTCACACTTGTCGGCTTCGATCTTAGAGAAACCCTCGGTCTTCATGGCGATGGTCTGCACGAACTGTTCCTGCTCTGCGTCAATATCCATGAGCTTTTTCAGCAGGCTTTTCAGCGTACCGACCTGTTCCTCGGTAGCCGCACCAGCAGGAGCGACCAGCAGGAGCGCCGGTCAGTTCCTTCTTGATCTCCTGACGCTGTTCAGTGGTTACAGGGGGTTTCTTCGTAACGGTGGGAGCGGGTGCGGGGGTCGTATCAAACTCGCCGCTGTCGATACTGTCATGCTCCACAATGTCAAGAACGAGCTGCCACAGGTAGCGGCGAATGTAAGTGATGGAACTGCCGGTCGCCTGCATTTCATTTGTGACCTGATTGCCAGCTTTCGACTCGATAGGTTTGATCGGCGTATAAGGGGCGACAAAATCAATGTAGTCTTCCCTGTCGCTGACATTGTAGACACGAGCGGTCGCCTTGTCGCCGTACATGGACGGAACCATCATCAGGCCGATTTCAAGGAAAATTTGCTCGGCCTTGGGAACAATGTCTGCCAGCTCGAAATACTTATATTCGAGCTTCATGTGCTTGCCGCTCTTGTCCACGCCAGCTTCGAGGAAGCGCACACGAGCAAGCTGTAACTTCTGGAACACATTCATGGTAGAATAGTCCACCACCGCAGTCTCAGCGGCTTTCTTAGTAGTAGCCATAATAAAAATCTCCTTTTCGTTTAATATTTCAGGGTATAATTCTCGGCAACTCTTTCCATCCACTCTTGGGACATAATCGGGAAAAGAGGTCGATTTGAAAATCATGCGATTGTTGCTCCACCTTGCAAGATCAGTCAAGAATTGAGGTTGCGTCCCTTTCTGATATATCCGAACATCGGGATGGAACCCTAATTCGGCAAGTTTCCGAACTCTGTACCAATCTTCTTCAAGCGAGGTGTCATAGTTCGTAAGGACATAGCAATTCAGGTTCCAATGGGACTTTTCGTAGTGCTGATTAAAACACGCCAAACCTTTTAGAATTGCTTGCTCATTCCTCATGAAGTCAAAAGCAAAATGGATGTTTTTCACTCTCATGCGGTTCAGGAATTGGACAACTTCTTCCGTGATGAACCGTGCGTCCAAACCTTGTGTAAAATCCACTGACGCTTTGCTCTCGACCAGTTGTGAAAGCAAACCTTCTCGTTCTCGGCAAGCAAGAATATTTGGGTCAAGCAGTTTAATCGTCTTTTGCCCTCTCCAAAACTCATGCAGATCAGCAACTCGTGTGCTACATCGTCCTTCTTTCGGTGAGACAATACAAAAACCACAGGCGTTGCAGCATCCTCTCGTCAGAAACCCATAGGCGGTGTCTCTGTATTCGGGATAAAGATCATAATCAGGATAAAGATGCTCGATTTCAGCAGGCAAGTCGGCGTGACAATCTTTGCGAAAGACTTCTTTCCCGTCAACAACTTCAATCGCATAACCGGTTCCACCTTTGTGTACCTCGTCTGCTACAAACGGTGGTGGCGCTTGCGGTATCTTTTTGATTGCTGGCAGATTAAAGGTCTTACTGAGATACGCCTTGTCGTAATACCCTCCTTTTTGAATGAACTCCACAGTATCGCCCTGTGAACGATGATAGGCGGACAACTTCATAAGAGGAAGATTGGGGAAACCTATCGAATCTGACCACATTCCGATTCTCATGCGTTATCCTCCAAAAGCGCCAACAGTGACTTCTTGATGGAATTGACTTTGCGGGTATTCCTTCGCCGTTTCTCTCCGAGAAAGTCCATAATTCTCTTTTCGGTTGTAGCGATATACCACTCTCGGTCAATTTCATCAAGGGATAGATGGTTGTCGTTGTCTACCAGACAATGATCGGGGATATTGCCAATTTTCTTGTAGCTTTCGCCTTTCAGAGCATAAAGCGTACCGAACCATTGGCGATCTTTGAACGGGTCTACGGCGTACACACGGTTGACTCTCTGGACTTGTACCTCACGATTGCCTATCTTCTGGACAACACCGTCATAGGAAGAACCGGCTTTTGCGATGATCTGGAAATCCATAATGTCGGTACTATTCATGATTGTTTCCCGAACCGGAACGCCTTTCGTGAAATAGTCAATCAGGGCTTTCTTGACAATGACCATCGAATTGTTGATCTGCCATGCACCTTTCGAGGTTGCGCCGTAGCTAACATACGAGCCAACTGACTTGACCTTGCCGTTGGTCTTTCGGAGAATGAGGTTATTGACATCTTTAATCCAAACCTCGTCAATCTCGTCCAGTTCCAATTCAAACCCTGTGGTTTGCTCCCACGCCGCGCAGACGCTATCCACAATGGGAACCTCGTCAGCGTCAATCTCGTACATTAGACCGTCCGTGTTGAAGTTCAGCAAGACGATTGACTTACACGCTCGAAGCAACTGAACAAGCAGCATTGTCAGGAAAAGCTGTCCCGATATTCGCATGGAACGGGTTTTCAACGGGTCGTAGAGGTCGTTATAGCGGTTTTCCTGTGCCCCCGATACGGTGTTGAGCGGGAGCTTCAAGTCCTTCGCCAACTGGTCATTACCGTCATGCTTGGCCTGTATGCGCTCCTTACGAATGTTGTAGAACACATGAGGGTCAGGTACATTCCGGGAAAGATACTGGAACAATTCCAACAGCGAGGGGTACAGTGAAGAAACATCTCGGTTTTGGATAACCCGCTTCGCCGTGGATTTGCCGTGATACCCTTTAACTGAGCCATGAACGCCGCCCCACGCATACCGGCAAGGGAAATCGCCAAACTTGTAGGTCAGAGCGGTTTTGAAAAGAACTTCGTCAGGGATTGACTTGTCGTGAATGGTGTCGAAGAAATCCAAAATCTCTTGTGGGATAATGGACACATCTAACCGTGGAGGATAGGCATAATCTCGACCATCGTTCCACTCTCTACGCCTTGCGTTCAGCATAAGCGCGGTTAGCTTGGCATTGGTGCAAGAAAGGGCTTTTTCGTCCGAGATACCCACTCTGCGACCGAGATTGATCTTCGTCTGCAAATACGATTGTCGGAGGTCTACCAGCTTTTCGGTAGCGTCAACATCGTGCTTGCAGTAAAAAATCGTTTCGTCCAGTTCTTCATCGGTCAGAGGACGGTCAAGGTCAAACGGCACAGAGCTTTCAACCACCGACATTCCTAAATGACCCTCACAGGCTTTCAGCGAAAGACCCTCGTACATATCGTCACGAATATCAAACGAGGTCACGAATACGGGATTGTCCCGCATAAGAGGGTGTTGCCAGCCCTGTCCACCATCAATGAGGTAGTCACTTAGAGCTTTTACTTCCTGTGGCGTACAATCAGCGGCAACAGCTTTCAGAATGAAATTGTCATACGCCTTGTTATTGAAACCACAGAGAAGCGGTTGTTCTCGAAGAAACTGCCAGATTGCGTCATTGTCGTTGTGAATGACTGTGTATTCCCCCGTGACCTTGTTCTTGAAGACAAAAAGCCAATCGTAGGCAAACACCTCGCAGTCAAAAATGAAAGGTTCAAGGTTCAGCGGTATCACCTCCTAATACTGCGCCCCATTGTTGCGCCATAGCGTCCGCAATACCGGGGAATGTTTTTGAACGGGCTTTGGAATTGTGAGGTATCCTCGCCCCGTAGCTGTCCCCCCCCGCCTTGCGGCCTGTTCCGGCAGGAACAAAGGGCTTCCATTCTGCAAGAACATTGGTGTAAACCAACGGTGGAAGGTTTTTCAACCAAAGATAGGTGAGTTTGCTCCACGGGTCGCCAAATTGATAGGGCTGTATTCGCTGATCCTCTTTTGGCAATTCAACGATTTTAAGAGGGCGGGGGTTCTCAATAGCCACTCGATCACAGTCAGCATTTAGAAATCGAAGGAAAAATGCTTTGGCTTCCATCGCCTTTTGAAATCGAGCTTTATCAATTTGACCCTTACGAGGATACATTCGACACGCTCCCGCATTACTCATGAAAGTGCAAGGCGGGTGAGCAATTATCAAATCCCACCGCTCAACATAGTGAGCTTTTCCGTCTTCGGTTTTGAAAACCAGATACCGTCCGAGTAACAATAGAGCATCTGCCTTGATGTGCCATTCCGGGTGTCCGCCTGAACACTCCTGAATGTCACAGGAGTAGGCTTCATACCCTAAATGCCGAAATGCAATACAGACAGCTTGACTTTCCTCGCAGGCAACGAGAACCTTTATATCAGTTCTCTCCGTCAATGAACTTGCACCCCGCTTTCCGGTAGGTGGTACACCGCTTCTTGTAACTTCTCACGAGATACTGGATACCATCGTCCACATAATCGTAGGCAATAGGTTCTCCCTTTCCCTCGAAGGTACGAGCGATACGACCAATGCTCTGAGTTATTACAGCGTAGTCCTTTTGCGGCGTAGTCAGGTACAGCCGGTCGAGCCGAGGAATATCCAGCCCCTCTTTCGCCAGAGAGTAAGTGGCGAACAGATACCGCTTGCGCCCCTGCCGCATTTCCTCAATGGCCTGCTCTCGGAGAGCTTTAGCTTTCTTCGTGGTCATCTTCCCATCAATCATGACCGCCTGTTTTCTTAGGTCGGGTGGAAGCCTGTTCATCAGGGTTTCCAAATGTGTCAGCCGATCAGAGAGAATGAGATTGTAGTGATCTCGGTTTGCTACGAGGTCAGCGACAATCAAGTTATTCCGGGGATAACGGTCAGCGAGGAAATTGACCAACTTAGCGTAAATGATCGTACCGTCCGTGTCCAAGAACTCACGGCTGAGTCCTTGGTGAGTGGCACGGGGTAGAACGCTGACGGTCATGATCTTGTCTTTTACAGCTTCGTCCGGCACTTGATAGGCAATCCCGCCCAGCAAGGCGTAGGTGGCGGCAATCATACCGTCTGCCCTGTGAACTGTAGCGGACAGGCCGTACTTATGCCGAGCTGCCAAAGCGTTCAGCACCTTTGAGAACTGCGTCATAGCGGTTGGGGTTCCGGCTACACGGTGGCACTCGTCCACGATGATACAATCCCAAACATCACGATACTGGCTCAGATCGAGGTTGCACATGGTCTGTACCGTTGCGAAGGTGATTGCTTTACCGATTTGAACCCTACCTTCGGTAATCGTGCCGGTCAGAGAAGGACTCATGTACTGTTCCGCTCGGCTTTTGCTCTGCTTTACGAGATCGAGTGTGTGAGTGACCCAGAGGGTTCGTCTGCCGAGTGTAACCGCCATTGCAAGTCCCATTTGCGTCTTGCCGCAACCGGCAGGAGCTTGCAGGATTCCAAATTGTGATTCCAGCATTTTCGCAACAGCTTCCTTTTGGTAATCGTAGAGCGGGATGTCTGCGCCGTACCAAACGGGTGTAGGCGTTATCATGTCGAGCTTTACGCTGTCACGACCGTCTATCATATCAGTGACCGTTCGCAAACAGCCGAACGGGAGAACCAGTGTGTCACCGTCCCATTGGAACAGGTACAACTTCTCAGGGGTGTTGCCGACCCAAAAACCCATACGTTTCTTTTTGGTGTACTCTGGATTGGGAAGGATAAGCTGCTTCTTACACCATGTAAGCAACTGCTCAGACGGGCTTTCAATTCGGAGCTGATTGCCAACAGTTACTTGCATTGGGACACCCACTCTCCGAGCGTGATGCTGTATCGCCTAATATCATTGGCAGACAGCACGGTTCGTAAAACAGACAATTCCAAAAGCGTAGAGAAAGAGATAAATCGAACTTCACCGGTTATCAACCTAATTGCAAACCAGCCCTCTCCATTCCCGGTTTCCTTCCAGAGCGTCATGGCGGAAAACTGATTTTCTTCGATACGCTCCATCTTGAAAATGTTCTTGGAACAATCCTTACAGTCAATGGGATAGCTGACACCGTTTCGAGCCGCAATCACATCGAACGGCTGACCTTGACTGTTCTGAGCGAGATTGTGCGCCCAAAAGCCACAACCCGACAGGCTCAGGCATAAGTCTCTTTCAAAACCAGTGCCGACCTTTCGATTACTTGCCATTAGATGTACCTCCCTTTTGGAGGTCGCACACCATTTTGTGGTGAGCTTCGTTAGCTTGAATTAGCTTACGAATATGTTCGGCCTGATTTTCAATCAGCTCTGCTGCGCGTTCATTCAGCAAACGGACGCACGAGCCGTCATGAAAGCTGTCGCCGTAGGGGCATTCTTTTTTGCAATCTCCCGGATGATTTACACACATCCTGAGCGCAAACGAAATATCGACAGGTTTCAAACGTTTCCTCATTTGCTGCCCTCCAACCTATCGATCAACTTAACGATACTGGTCGCAAGCGCTGCGGCAGCAGCGTAAGTGATAGCCCACGCCATTGTCATTCCTCCATTCCGATTGTCTTCCAATGGTAAGGTTCGCCATATCTCGATTCATACCATCGTTCAAATTTCGCACGATTACTCGGATCTCGAAAGAAATCCTGAACCGATCGAGCGACGAGAAAAGCAAACGCTTTCGCCTGCCCTTGCATCTCAGGGGTAAACGCTGATCTCTCGCTCATACGCCATCACCGATTTTCTGCTCGTACATGTCCAGAATCGAGATAGATTCCGAAATGATTCGATCACAACTCGGGCCTGTTCGCGTACCGGTCAGAACGCCACTGAGAATCGGACTCGTCGTGGCAATACCGCGCTTTCTCAGCATCTCAATCAGCCATGCATAAGAGAGATGGTTGATATTCAGGCGGTAGCGGATCATATCGCGCTCACACATAAAACTTCTCCTTTCTCATGGATTGAGAACAATAATTGTTGACAATATCTGGGCGTAATGGTACAATCTGTCTGCTGGACAAGTGAACCATTGAGCACATTAACCGCCGAAAAAGATGACCTTTTCGGAGGTCAGATTGTTGTTGTCATTTTTTCTTGTTCACAATGTGAGTATAATCCCTATATAGGGATTTGTCAATAGGGAATTAGGGAAATCTTTAAATCGGTTGGAGGTACAACGATGGTATTCATCGAGAGACTTGAGCAACTACGAAAAGAAAAGAAAGTTACTCGTAAGAAGTTGTTAGCTGATTGTAAAATAGGCAAGAATCAATATACATACTGGGTAAAGCACAACACAATTCCCACCCCGTCTATCCTTGCGGTTTTAGCTCAATACTTCAACGTCTCGCCTGAGTATTTATCCGGTGAATCTGACGATTCCGCACCGGTATGCCCGCCTGATATGGAGCACCAACTTCTTTTCTTTTTCGATCAATGTGACCAAGAGGGTAAACTTCGTATCATCCAACTTGCCATGAACGAATACGACCGCTCCACGAAAGAAAAAACGGCACATGAGGATCCGGTTGCTGTCGGATAAAACAATCGACCTGAACGAATGGAGGAAAACACTATGACATTCCCCGTCGACCTAAGCTGCCTCACTGAGGAGGAACTTGCCCAATTCCGTGAAGACCCTACTACCCTATTTGAAGGCGATTACGATGTCGTACTATACTTACGCTATAGTTCTTCTGGACAGAGCGATCAGTCTATCGAGGGTCAGCTTCGCGATTGCCGTGCTTTTTGCAAAGCCAATCATTACCGTATTGTCGGTATCTATGTTGACCGTGCAACAACCGCACGAAAAGATGTTGAGAAGCGCGTCCACTTGATGGAGATGATAGCTGACAGCGCAAAGCAAAACTGGCGTTATGTTGTTGTGTGGAAGCTCGACCGTTTTGCGCGTAACCGAAATGACAGCGCTGTCATGAAGGTTCGGTTGCGAAAGAACGGCGTGAAGGTGCTCTCTGCGACTGAGCATTTGACCGATAGTCCTGAAAGCATCATTCTCGAGTCTGTCCTTGAGGGCATGGCCGAATTCTTCTCAGCAGAGTTATCGCAGAAGGTCACGAGAGGTATGCGGGAAACCGCTCTAAAATGCAACAGTGTCGGCGGTCATATCCCGTTGGGGTATAAAGTAGTCGATCATAAATTAGCAATAGATCCAAACACCGCTCCTATTGTTTGTGAAGCCTTTGCACTTTATGCCAACGGAGTATCTGTTGCTGAGATTTGCAGACAGTTTAACGCAAAAGGGTATAGAACCGCCAAAAACTCGCAATTCAACCGTAGCAGTTTCAAATCCATGTTTCGCAACCAACGATATATTGGTATCTACAAATATAAAGACATTGCCGTTGAAAATGGAATTCCAGCTATTGTCGATAAAGACGTATTTGCGAAGGTGCAAGAACGGCTCCATAAGGCCACTGGCGCACCTGCAAGGGGAAAGGCTAAGGTAGATTACCTCTTATCTGGAAAGCTCTTCTGCGGGCATTGTGGGTCGCCTATGGATGGTGAAAGCGGTACAGGGCGTAGAGGGCGAGTGTATAACTATTACGTCTGCTATTCAAAAAAGAGAAAACGTGGATGTGACAAACGCCCTCTGCGAAAAGACTATATTGAGAAGATAGTAGCCCAAGATGCACTCAACCTTTTAACCGATGATCTAATTGAAGAAATCGCCGACAAGGCCATCCAGCAGAGTGAAATGGACATCTTGACTGAAACACGTCTCCCCGTGCTGACTGCAAAGAAACAGGAGGTCGAAACCTCCATAAAAAATATCACAACCGCTGTTGAAAAGGGTATTGCGTCTGAAACGCTCATGACCCGCTTAGTCGAATTGGAGCATGAGAAAAAGAACTTAGAAAAAGAGATCAAAGCCGAAGAGAAATATATCTACAAGATTGACAGACACCAAATTGTATTTTGGCTGAGCCAATTTCGTCATGGCGACGTCGAGAATGAGAACTGCCGGAGACAACTTATCGATCTGCTCATAAATTCGGTAACAGTATGGGATGAGCCTGACGGATATAAAATTACAACCGCCTATAATCTGACATCATGTAAAACCAAAACCTTCCGCATTTCCGACCACTCTAAATCCAGCATTAAGGGGTTCGTATTTGAAGAGTCTTGGCGTGCCATTGGGCGTGAATCCGAACCATGTATTGTATGGGGATCGATTCTCGTTCAAACCAAAAGACATCCTCTGTTTTAATAGACAGAGGGTGTCTTTTTTGTCAAGGTGAGTTAGGTGAGTAATCGGGCTAAAATCCCTATAACTTTTCTATATACGCGCGTACTAAGGAGAAGTTATAGGAAAAATACCTCGATTACTCACCTTTCTCACCTTGATGAACGAATACTAAATAAAAAACGTCATCCTATCGAAAAAAAAATAACTCTCTCACCGTCACAGCGAGAGGGAGTTTTGCTTTTTTACTTTCAGCAGCGCGTCCCACAAATTAGCATATCCAATCTATATTAATACAACACCGCCGAAGCGGGGCGCCTGATCCCCACTCCGGCGGTGTTGCTGCACCTTGCGGCGCTGCTATGTCAATATTCTACCGCACGGCTCGTTCGCCGTCAAGTTAAGATTACTTAGCGAGCAGCGCGCCCCATGTATCGGGGCCGCAGATGCCGTCCGCCTTCAGGCCGTTTGCGTGCTGGCAAGCCTTGATTGCCGCCACGGTCGCCGCGCCGCAGATACCGTCCGCGCCGTAGCTGCCGCACTTATAGCCCTGCGCGATGAGCGCACCCTGCATGCTGCGCACCGCGTTGCCACGGTCGCCGTTGCCGATCATCTGAGTTGCTACCATGATAATATCCTCCTCGGTATTAGTGTTGTTGCCTTCCGGCGTGCAAATCGCGTCGAACGGGAAATACTGGCCGGGGCAACTTGTCCCCGCCACTGCAACGTCGCGGTGACCAACCACACGATCCACGCCCAGCTTAGCCTTGAGATACTGCACCAGCTCACGCCCGGCCTGCAGCTGCGCGGCGGGCATCTCCGTCTCAGCCTGGTAATCGCCCTCGAAGCACACGCCGACAGAGCGCCAGTTGCAGCTTTCTGCGTGCGCGCCGACTGCCCAGAGCGGACGGCCACGCGTGACGCTGCCGTCCTTGCCGACAAAAAAGTGGTAGCCGATGCCAGCCCAGCCCCGGTTAAGATGCCAGTTGTGTACATCCGCTGCCGTACAAGATTTGGCCGCAGCGTGGTGCAGGATGATCAGGTTCGTGACCTGACGGGCAGACAGTTCGTGCGCCCATTTGTAGTCCTTCTCGATGATGTTCATCTTATTCCTCCTTCGACAGCTGCTTAACCGCCTGATTAATACCCGTAGCAGCCAGACCGGACACAACGCCCACAGCAGCGGCTGTGATCGGATCCGTCGCGGGGAAATCCGGGATGGGCGCACAGTACAGGCTAAGCAGACCCAGCCCTGCGCCGACCAGCCCGCAGATGACGGGGATAGCCTTGTCCGGGATGGCGGGCCAGAGCTTGACCAGCGCGCCGATGATGTAGGCGATGACCGTAATGGCCGCCACGCTTGCGATACCGATGTTTTCCATATTTTTTTCTCCTTCCTGTGCCCGATTAGGGCACAATAAAATTACTGTTTCTCCTCGAGATCCGCGATACGGTGATTAATCTCCTTGATCTGCTCCTCCACGACCGGCATGCGACGCGCAAAATTGTTGTGCTCGCGCACCTCGCGCGTCAGCTCGTCAATTTTGGTTTCGGTGACTGCCTGTGTCTTTCGGTTGCTGGCCAGCACGCCAAACAGGCTTAACGCGCCGGTTATCAGTGCTGCGATGATGGATTCTGTCATAATGTCTCCTCTCTGCGCATTGCGCGTGTAAATTAAGCCCCGTTGGGCGGTGGGATGTTTCGCCCCAGCATTCGCTCACAGGGGGTTAAGGCACCATGCGTTATTTGGACCAAACATCAGCATAATGGCCCCGTATGGGCATTCTGTTTCGGTGAGCGCTTTGCCTGTCTTTATGGACAAGATCGTGTGTTGAGTGCCGCTAAACACGGCGGGGAGCAACGGCATTTTTTGCCCATTTGTGCTGAACAGGATGTTTAATCGACGACCTCTAATCGTGTACGTTGTCGCCATAAGCGGCACCCAATCTCGGTATACGGTAATTTCGTCCAACAAAGGCTTATTTCTGATATAGCTCTTTGCGTTCGCATCCGTTTCGTCCCAGTTTGCCTGTTCTTGCGCGGGCACATCGGGTATATCCTCGACATTGGCAACCCATTCCGGGATGTATTCGTCCGGGAGTTTATGCACAGTTTTGATGTAGTCGTACACAATGATCTTTGCATTGTCGACTTCGGGGGTAATAGACGAAATTACCCCGCCGCTGGTATATCTGAGATCGATGCGATATTCTCCTACGATAAACCATGAGACGCGAGAATCACTGTCACTGTGGTTAACAGGGATATCCGTGTACTTTACCCCGTCAATCCAAATCTCAGGAATGGGGTCTTGCATATAATGCGTGGCCATTACTACCCCATCAAGTCCGGTGTACTCGTATTTATTGATTTCCGTCCAATGCGTCCGATTTTTTACATAATCTTTCGCTAATGCGTCGTTTTGGCTCCAGTTGGCTTGTGGAAGGCTGTCGATGTACTTGTGCATCGACTTGATTTTGCTGCCAACAAACTCTTTCAGCCCGTTAATGAGCGTTTGTACATATTCAGTGTTCGGTAACAACTCGCAACTCCCCTTTCGTTGGATTTGGCTTCCCGTGATTCGAGAAAAACCACTCTTTCGGCTTGTATTCCATTACCTTTTTACTTCCCCAATCGGCAACAGGCTTTCCTTCGTAGTATACAGTCCGGCGGATAAAACATCCCCTGTTAGCAATGGACTCATCTCCGATGTGCTGCACAAGTGCAGGGATTGTCGTGATGATCTGAACGCCAGCATCTTTTGCCCATGCCTGAATCCCTTCGTCATCGGCGCACACGTCGTTATACCGCTGCTTGACGTAGGCAAAGCAAGGCTCAATGTATTCAACTGGCATCATAATCGCACAGCCGCTCAGGACGTGCGCAACAAGATAAGGGGTATTAAGACCTTCTACCGCCGGGTTGCGTGCCATAAAATCATAGGGGAAAAACGAGACAACGCTTCGCGGATGCGCTGACGCGATTTCGTTTGCGATGTCAATAAAGCCGTCGCATACCTCCACGTCATCGGCAAGCCCGATACGATGTGTCACACCATCCGGTACAGGGGCAAGCCATGCTTTCTTGGCAGTGTACATCATGAGACCACCATTCGGTCGATCGTCGTAATGTACACAACCATAGTCAAGACCGAGCTTTTTTACTGTATTGGCAATCATATCATCACGAGCATGCACCCCGTAAATCTGCGTATCGATTTTCATAGCAATTACTCCACAGGCGTAACGCAAAACATACGCGCACTAATAGAAGATGTCGTTCCATTGGTGCCCTCATAATAAAGGCCAATATACATCTTGCCATTGGATCTTTCGTGAATATCGAAATAGTGGATGGAACGGTAAGTCCACTTATTATCAGCAGAGGCGGTTGTACGCAGATTTGTATCTTTAACCCAAACTGTTTTTCCACTAAGCAATGCATCTCTAATCTTATTGCCGTACATAATTCCTTCATCATTGTTTTTGTCGCAATACTCGGGGTCATCTTCATCGATAAGGAACACACCACCACCGCTTTTTACCGCGCTCATGGGCATCTGGATCGGCACACCATTTTCGAAGCCCATCATGGTCGTGCCTTCGGCGGGTTCTGCCACCGTATCAATCTCGCTGAGATTTTTGAACTTGTACTCGCTCATGTTATTCCTCCTTATACCACGTACACTTCCCCAGCAGGGGACGTGTAAAATGTACCATCCTGATATGCCGGTGTAACAATACCAGATTCTGCAAGTGTTGCAAGCGCGTCAACCTCATCAACCTCTGGCAGATATTTTTCCTCCAGTTTGTGCACCGTCCCGCCATCGTCCACCCAATGCGTCCGGTTCTTAACGTAGTCCTTCGCGGTCGGATCGTTCTGCGCCCAATCGGGATTTTCCAGCTGCGCCATGCGCGCCATGAGTTGGTCGTACACGTCTGGTGCGGGATCGGCAGGCGCGCCAGCAGCAGACCGCACAGACGGCAGGGCCCGCAGGATTGCCACGCGCGACGTGCGGATGTTGCCAGCAAACAGGCCGATCTGCACAACACCCGGCACGGTGCAAACGGGCAGCGCGACTTCCGCGCCGCTAAACACCTTATCCTCGAACGTGCCGTCCATGTAGATCGTGCGCATGGTTTTGGTGTCGTAGGCGCTCCAATCCTCATCGAGCGTCCAATGCACCATGTAGTCGCTGTTGTCGCATACGATGGATTGCGTATCAGACACCGCGACCTTGTGCGCCACTGTAATGTTGATATCAGGCATATTGTTCCCCTCCTTATGCTGTCCGCTGCCACACATATACTGCCAGATACGGTGGCATGTTGTTGTGCGCCTTGCCCCCGCAGTTGCTGCTCTGCGGACCCGTATATTGGTTAATTTTCCCATCGCCGTCATATAGCCGGATTGCGTCCGTGCCAATTACGGTGCTCTGGCCTGTGTACTGATAGCTTATTTTGATCTCAGGGATTTCGTCAGCTGTCAGCGTTACCTCGGATTCACCGCCGATCGTACCGGGGCGATAGATTGTGCCAGCCGCCAGCAGAAACACGTTATTAATGGCTTCCCACGTTCCACCGAACAAATCAGCCGGATCGGTCGATTTTGTGGACTGGTAAATGCTCCCTACCGGGTGCGTCCAGTCGAGCAGTGTCTTTCCGTTCACGGTGATCTGCGGGAAACTTGCAGGCATGCCGAACTCGAACAAATTTGGCTGTGTGGCGGCTTTTCCTGCCGCAACTCCCGTACCGTCTTTGTAAAAATCCAACAGCGAAAACGTAGATTCCACTCGCACGTCAGATGTAATGGACGTAAAGTAATCCTGCAAGACTACGCGAATAACATACGCGTCATCTGCCGAAATCTCCGGCGCGTCCGTCAGTCGCAGTGTATCGTTATAGCTGATTTCGGCGGTTCCGGTGGAAATCTGCGCAAATTCAGTCTCTGTCTCTTTGCGATACGACAGGGTGATGGTGCGGTCATTCTTTCCGCCGAGCGACGCAATCGTATAGGCCATTGTCAGGGCTACGCGTGTACCGTCATCGTTGTCCGCACCCGTTGTATCAATACGTTTTGCAGACAGTCCGCTGATCTTCGGCGGACTGTATGGTAGTACCGTGATGGTTTTCGCGCTACTTGCTGACCTCCCTCGGGTGTCTGTCACCTTGACTTGTACGGGGACGTCACCGGATGCCGTAATCATGTTCGATGTAATGGAGGTGCCGGTATAGAGGATTCCAGCAACTCTTACCTCACAGGACGCGATAGAACTGCCATAGATCCCGCTTGCAGTCACATCTACCTTCGCGCTTGACTTGCTCTGTACATACGCGCCAAACTTATCGGCCAGCCCCGCAACCGTTTCTACGATTGTTACTGCGGAAATTGTGGGGATCATATCATCAGATACAGTAATCTTCACGGAGGTGGAGATCGTGCCGATCTCGGTATTGCCGTTATACGTCGTACAATGGATTGCGCCGATGCCTACCGTTGCGCGCGGAATCTGTTCAGCCAGCGATTTTGGGGGTGTCCAACTGACGGACTTGGACGATGTTTTCGTCGCAATTACACCAGACGCTTCGCCGAAATAGTACCGGATCGTGTGTGTAAACGAGGAGCTTGCGGGAGTGAGCGTAATCGTACCAGATTCGCCCATGGTGAGATTCCCGACTACGGCGGTTGTGGCGCGAGGGATCGTGTCGAGCGTCATAGTCTGCGAGATATCTGTAGATGTCAGGCTTGTACCGCTGATATAGCCTGTTGCTGAAATAGTGACGTTGCGGCTCCCGTCTGCGTCGTGATAGACACGCACCGTCGCGCTCATCGCAAGCGTCTCCGACTGATATGACACCTCAATATAACGGCTTCCCGGTGTCCACTGACCGTCGATCGTGATACCACCCGACCATGTGCCGCTCGTGGTATACCCACTATTGGATCGGCTGTAATACAGCGTCACCGTTACGTCGGAATAATTGCCGTCGATGCTCTGCACTGCCGACCACTTGATCGTAGGAAAGATATACTGGTTGCCGGTCGTGCCGGTAAATGCACCAGATAGAGCCATCAACTCACCACCTTCTTAAAGCTCAGGTTTCCGTTTGCGCGCGGAACAAATGCAAAATTGCCGATCTGTACAGATACGAGGAACTGCGCGTCAGTTACATACAGGCGTCGGTTACTGAAATACGCCACCTCTGACCCCGATTGCAGGAAAGCAATTCGATCATTGTCTACGCGGAGGGTCAACTCGTTACCATTCTCGCCGATCATCAGCCCGTCCGCTGTAAACCGGAACCACTTATCGTAGTCCGACATACGGCTGTTCACACTGTCGCTCAGGTCATCAACCTGATTACTCACGCGGGAGAGGTCGATCTGGATCTGATCCGCCATGACGCTGAGACGGGAGTTCAGCTGCGCTTCCGCGTCCTCCTTGCTGATTTTCGCGTCGAGCTGGCCGTTAATGAGTGTCAGCGACTGCGACAATCCAGCTACGCTGTCCTGCGAGACAGAGCCTACCGCGAGTGCGGAACCGTTCAGATATCCGTCCATTGTGATTGCGACTTTGCTGATCGTCTTTCCGCCGTCCTCGGAGTAGCCGAGACCACCCATCGACATAATCCACATCTTGGTCGTGTCCGTCACCGTGGGTGTGTCCTTGAGTGTCCAGCCCGTGGGAAAACCGTCCTCGTCATAGGTGATGGCAAAATAGCCGCCCTTCATGCCGATGATCTTCTCCGTCGCATTCTGAAAGGAGTCCATGACCTCGTTATACATACGCTGGAGCTTTTGCGCGGTGGAGCTTTTTACGGCGTAATCCGCATCCTCCACACCGTAGCACGTCGTATCACAGCTCATGCCGCCGCTGACGTGCAGCTCCTGTTCCATAACAAAGACCGACAGGCCGGACACGCCGTCACAGTCAACGACGGTCAGGATATCCCCAGCTTCGACGGACGGGTCTCCGCGCCACTTGCATTTGCAAGGTGTCATCGGCTTATCCTTGATAAGGTCGAGCACGGCTGTGGCAACCTCTTCCGTCATATACGGATTAATCGCCGTAATGCCGATACCAGAGCCTACCGAGATCGGATTTTCTTCCGTTCCGGTCAGCAGGCTGTTGATTGTAAACGGCTCGTCGGCGGTACGTTCCAGCCCGTCGAGATGCTGCACGTCCCACCCGAGCGTCAGGCCGCTGTCGGCGTACCAGCAAAACACCAGATTCCCGGTTGCGTCGAACTTCGCATTGCATCCAATCAACCCGGCCAGCCAGCCCAGCTGTTCACGCAGACTGCCACTATACGCCGTCTCAATCTGGATATCAGGGAGCGTCACATTGGGTGCCGTCACCTTTGCTTGTGTGCATACGTCCGCGAGGATCTGCGCAGGCGTGGCCGGAAGGGTGATTGCCGGGATATAATCCGCCGTCAGAGATGCCATACGGTCGTACCCGGTAACTGTCACCCATAGCTTTCCGCTGTCATCTACGCCGTCTGTAGGCACGTAAAATACGCCCTTCGGGATGTACGTTACTTCATTGTCAGCGGCTTTAAGCCCGACATATGGCGTAAAATATCCGTTTTTCAGCGCAAGCCCTTCCTGCTTGTACATCGTTAGCTTGCAGCTGGAAGAAAACGCCGCGCCGATGGTCACGCCGTCAGAAGAACCAAACTGTTCCGTCAGTGTCATTTCCTGCAGCTCCGAGCGCGGAAGATCCGTTTCACCGTTGAATTTGGCTTTCAGATAGATCTCCCGCCCCGGAGACTTGCAAGCATCATGAAAGGCTTTTGTTACTGTATACATAACTCACCTCTCGATAAAGTTCATGCTCAGGCTTTCCCAGAGCCATTTCCCGTCGATCAGGCTATACATGGGGGTGGTTCGATCCCCCACATACGCCGTCATTTCGCGGGTGGCTCCCGTTAACGCATCGGGATAAGCAACCGTAAAAAAGGTATCGGTCACGGCATTGAGAAGCGTAGAACACTTCTCAGCAGTCAGGGGTGGCCACTCAAGAGTTAGCTTTCGCTTTGTTGCAACACGATCCCGAAAAAGATCTCCAGACTGGTTGCGCCCCGTACCGTCTGCGTCGATGTCCTGTAGACCCCAGCTGTAAGACTTAGGATCAGGCAGAGCGACTTTCGTGCCATCTGCCTTGGTAATTGTCAAGATTGCCATATTACCTCCTTAGTCTGCCAGCGGGGATTTACCCGTGCTGCGTTTTACGCGCCCGTTCTGGTCAACAACGATCTGGAACAGATTCTTCCCGTCGCACTGTGCAACCACATTGATCGTGCGATTGTTTCCTGTCTGATTCCCCATAGCATCTCGTACCGCGCGGTAAACACCGGACGAAACGGATTCGACAATCTGGTCATTGTTAGCAACTGCGGTCTTTCGACCGATACTGCCAACCATCTCTGCCCCAGCTTCTCGCGCAATAAAAAGCTGACCTTCATCAGGGAAGCCGCCGGACGCATACCATTCGACATTTAGCTTAGGTAGCGAGGTCGGAAGACCGATTGCGCTAAGGGTCTTAGCAACCCACCCTGTAGCTGCGGTAGTTGTCCATTTAAAGTGAGGGAGCTTGATCTTGAGACTGCCCCAGAAATTGTCCCAACTGGTCTTCAACCAGATCTTAAAATTAGACCAGCCTGTAGAAATGTCATCCCAAGTGTCCGTCCAGACGTTTTTAATCTGGTTCCAATCATAGGAAGCTGTCCACTTGATATCCGCCCAAGTGTCATTCCACGACTTCTTGAGCTTGTCGCCCCATACTTGCCATTTAGTCTTGATTTCTCCGGTGTTTTCGTCGATATATCGTGCGTTTTCGCCGAGAGAAGACTTAGTTTCTGCAAGAATTGATGCATACTGGGAGCGCGCGCTTGCGATCGTCTCGTCCTTGGTCTTCTCGGCAGCGGCCATGATTTCATCGTATTCATCATGGTTGATCGCGCCGACATCCAGCATCCGCTGAGCTTCCAACTCAATACTTGCGTACTGTTTTTCAGCATCGGCAATCGTCTGTTCGCGAGTGGTCTGTGCGTTTTTGATAATTTCACTGGCCTGCTCGAGACTGATACGGGTTGCGCTGTCCTTGAGTCGATTCATGATCGTTTTGTATTCGATCTCGGTTTCAGACAGCTGTTTAATACCGGTATCCTGCATTTCAGACTGAATTCGCGTAATTTCATTCCATTCATCAGAAGTAATCGCCCGACTTTCAGCCTTGGCGTTAGCCATAATCTCATTAATTCTGGCTTCCTTATCCTGAACACTGGTGATAAGTTGATCGTAATACGCCGTATTCTGCTCCATAAGGCGGGCATAGGCTTCTTCCCCCAGCGCCTTACGGAGGGGTTCGAGAGTGGCAAGGGCTTCGTTTCGATCCGAATCCAGCTCATTAACGATGGTTTCCGAAATAGTGCTAACTTTCGACTTAACGTCGGCGATAACAGAATCGTCAATGATCGTATGAGTCATTTTCACTTCGGCAAGAGTGTCAGACAGTTCGCGAACTTGATTGATAAACGGCTCGACCTTACTTTTGGTCGTGTCTGAAATCGTATTGTCAAACAACTTAATCGCCGGAACAGCATCGCTCGTTGCGGTGATAGTAAGCGCGGCAATTCCAGCCGTAGCCGCGCCGATTATAGCTCCAACCGGGCCGAACGCCGCACCCAGTGCTACGATAGCAAGCCCCATTGTGCCGATCCCCTTGATGTTCGTCGAGTTAAACCCGTTATTCATAACATCCTTGATTGACGCACCGAAAATCAGTAGCGCACCAGTTGCGGCACCAACAGCCGCCCCAACGGGGCCGAAAGCGATACCAAGCCCACCCACGATACCAATCAGGCCAAGAAGCATTCCCGAAAGATTGGATTCGGATAGGCCATTCTTAAACGCATCTATAGCGTTTGTGATTTCGATGAACGCACCGGCAGCAGTAATAGCAACTCCTGCAAACTTGCTAAGCGTACCGAGTCCTCCACCAAGGAGCTTGAAAAAATTAACGACACCGGGTGCAATTCGCCATGCGGCAATTCCGATGCCGATCGCCCCAATCGTTGTCAGAATCCCTTTGATGTGCTTACTAACCCAATCGAAGAAGGGCTTCATCTTCGCCTTAATCTCGTCAACTTGAGTAGCAACAGCGTCGCCGAGGAAGTCATATTGTGGGAGATCAAAATCGAAACCGCCAACACCGCCAGCGTTAGTGCCAGACCCGGAAGACCCGGAACCGTTCGTGGCGGACATAACGTTCAGCTCATCAAAGCCAGCAAGATACTTTTGCAGCTTCTTCGCAGCACCGGTAGCGTCCGTGAGATTATCAGCAAGATCCCCCGCACTTGTAGCAGCGTTGCCAATGCCTACACCGTCATAGTCAATCTCGGTGAGCTTAAAGCCCATGAGAGCCGCAAGTGCGTTCGCAATTTCACGCAGCACCTGAAAAAACGCAATACAGTAAGGGAGAACCGCGTTCAGAATCGGAATGAAAATGTTACCGATTGCGCGAGCGGTCTGCGTTATCTGTGCTTGAAGGATTCTCAGCTGGTTAGCGGGCGCTTCGAGCGTTCGCGCCATATCACCCTGCGCCGTAGTCACCTGTGTGAGGATTGCGTAGTATCTCAGCTCAGCCTTTTCAGCCTGCGTCATGTTCGATACGTTCTCCTGAATTCCGAGATTAAGTGCAGTCTGCTCCAACCGAGCCTGAGAAAGGTCATAGCCGAGTCTGCGCAGAGGTTCCAACTCTCCAGAAATACCGGACTGTAGCTTCTGCATAGAATCCTCAACGGAAACATTGAAGAAAGACGAGATGTCGTAACCAAGCTGAGTCAGGTTCTTACTCATGAGCTGAGCGCGTTCAGCTGTGTCACCAAAGCCCGTCAACAGGGTATTAAACACGCCCTGATTGCGAAGCCACTGTGCCGGGTCAATGCCAAAGATTTCAGATACGGTGTCCGCATATTCTTCTGCCGTTTCCGCGTACTCCCCCAAAGCAGCAGTAAACAGGTTCAGGTCTTCCTGATAACTGTTTGACTCGTTAATGGCATGAGAAATGTAGCTTCCAACTCGGCGCAGGGCAAGGGCGAATCCCGCGATATTCAGGGCTTTTAGGTTGTTCCCGAATTCACTCGTTGAACTCGCGGCCTGATTTGCCGACTGATTATACCGATCCGTGCTGGTAATAAGCCGCTGAATTTTAGATGGGAACGCTGAGAACCCGGAAGACACTTTCTGCATTTCGTCAGCAAACGGCTTCATGGCTGCCGTCAGTTTGGTGAGTTGATCTGCAAATTTGTCAAGATCCGCTTTGTCCAATTCAGCGATGACCGTCGGGAGCTTTTCCAGCTGATTGGTAAACGACGTCAGCCGCGCACGGTTCAGCTCAGAAAACGGGCGAAGGCCATCCGCGAGAGCTGCGAGCTTGTCACCGTCCGTCCACTTGATCCCCGCAATTGCGGTATTGATAGCAGTAAGCTGCTTGGCAATGGTAGATGAAATCTTCGTATTGCTGACTCGGCTCAGCGTTTCAAGAGCGGTAGCCATTCTTGTAATCTTTTGGGCGGAATCCCCGCTGTTCAGATTTTTCAGGGAATTATTTAACTCGCGAATACTTTTGGCTGTACCACTGAGAGAGGAAGAAGTATTACCGCAAGCAGTTTTTAACCGTGACAGCGAATTCCGTAGAGCATCAATGCCTTTGACCGCATCGTTGCTGTCGTTCACGATCTGAAATTCAAGACCCTGAATTTCCACATTATCAGCCACTTACACTACCGTCCTTCCCCTGAAACTTCTTGTTAAGCGAAACCATAAAGGCTTCCATATACGCTTTCGCCTGATCGTCGTGTCTCTCCTCGAGACTCTTTTTCTGTCTTGTATCGCGCTGAGTAAATAACTCATAAGGGTTCTCCCGATAAGGAATTGGTTTTGTCCCCTTTTTCGCGAAAGACCGAAACACCGGAGCCACATCCGCGAGTGCTTCGTAGATATACGCTCCCTGTAACCACGCGTCTTGATTTCTTAGATCCTGTTTGATTTGCGCAGCTTTTCTGTAATACTTCACCAAGGTACAATCGCCATTCCAAAACTGGTGGTACGTCATACCAATAGCGAGATAGTACGGAAAAACCTCGTAAAACTTATCTGTGTAAGTTGTAAGGGAGGTGAGAGGTTCATCTCCACCTCCCTTACTATCGGAAGAACGGTCACTTACCAGCCGGTCTTCCAGCTCACGTTTCCCGCGTCACCTTCCGGAGACTCAGGCTCGTCCAGCAGACTCAGCAGAGGTTCGTTATACATTTCGACAAGCGCCGGTACCAGCTCGTCCTTATGCGGAAGACGAGCGTAGAGGTTGTCGATTACATCCCGCTTTACAAATCGATGATGTGCGAGAAATGCACCAGCAAACAGCGCCGGAAGCATACTTACAGGCTTTCGAGCAACCTCGTCGGCGACAAAGCCGCTCTTTTCCATCGTCTCGACGGACTTACGGGTGTACTCCAGCGTGTAGGTCACGCCGGTCATAGGATCATTGATCGTCAGTGTCTTAGCCATAATGTTATCTCCTTATTTAGGTCTCCGAGAACGCGATCGGCGTAGACGGCGCAATCGTGATGTTCATGTTTACCACTTCGTTCACGCCGCCGCCAACGGGATATACAGACAGCTCACCGTCAAAGCTGAACTTACCGTTGGAGCCATCGGGAGTGACCACACCGGCGCTCTCGGTGCCGCCAAACCAGACGGCATAACTGTTCTTCTTGCCCTCCAGTGCCTTGAGCGTCTTGAAATCAGACATCGTGTAATTGGCGGTGAAAGACAGACCGTCGAGGGACTGAATGCCCGCAATGTAGGTCTGCATAGCATCGGACAGGGTGGTCGTTTCCAGCATTTCGGGTTCGCCGCCGAGGTCAGGGAACTCCTTAATGTCGATCAGTTTAGACCAAGTATCGCCAGTATCGCCTTTCTTCATCAGAAAAACCTTGTAGGTGGAAATAGCCATTTTCATTTACCTCCTGTAAAGAGCGGTTCCGTCCGTTTCTGCCTTGTATCGGGCGACCAGACGGTAAATTGTTGCGTTCTCCAAATTGGGAACTGGGGACAGAGAAATACGCCTGAAATTCTTGGCGTACATGAGATCGTCCACAAATCTCATGATTTTTCGGCAAACGGATTTCTTACCGCCTGCCTTATCGGAGTAGACATTCACCTCGTACATCAGCGTAACGAACCTCTCCGTATCGCTGCTGTCCATGTGAGCTTCCGTAGTGTAGTTATCCTGCTCCACCAAGCTCACATAGGGGAAATGGGTAGGGGCATTAACATACTCGCCGCTGACCAAGATACCGGGAAACTGCGCTCTCAGGGCTTCCGCAATCGGCGTGTAGATTTGACTCTCCACATCAATCATGAAAACACCTCCTTCGCAATCTCCGTGAGCCGGTCTTGCAGCTCCTTTACCGTTTCATACATCGGCATATTAGCGGGATTGCCGTGGGTGATGACCACGAACCCACCGTTCTTCTTTTCTTTCAGCACTCCGTTCGTGCCGGGGTCGCCGTAGTAACCCCAAGAGTGCTGTTTGCCGTGACCCTGACCATATTCGCCACGCTTCATGCCGAGTTTTTCCGCTTCCGGGTGATTGTCCGGGTAGGTCACGCCTGTGCCAAACTCAATGAACAGGGTAGCCCCGCCTGTCGCCACGACCGCTCGGGCGTTGTTCCCACGGGGTTCAACCGTCACGGAAACATCATTTGTGCCATCATAAACGGCCTGCGAGAACTTGACAGAAGCTATCTCCATGCCCTCTTGTGCCACCCGGTCGAGAAAGACCGCAGCCCGCTCTTGAAGCCAGTTCTTCCAGTTCTCGGTTTCCCGTATCAGCTGCTCAATCCCTCTCTCGGAGAGCGGAACATTGATTGTCCGACTCACGATACCGTCACCTTACTGACCGCATAGGAAATGGAGTTGAGGGACTTGGCGACCCGCCGAACCATGTAATCGTAGAGCGGCTTCCCGTCCTCGTCATACTGCGGCTCCTTGTCAATGAACAGCACGGTATTCTCGTCAATGGGACAGCTCAGGTCATCGGTAACGATCACCTTGTCGTACCCGGCGAAATTACCGAACTGCTCCACCTGAGCGGAGCCGGTCGCCGCTGAGATATTGGCCTTCATCGCTACGGCAGGCTTGTAAACCACCAGTTCCTCACCTGTTTCGTTGCCGTACTCGTCCTTTGCAGGCTCCTTGCGGTCATACAGCAGATACCAGAAGGGCGATTTGTTGCGGTTCAGCGTCCTCATGCGCTCAACCTCCCATTACGGAAGCAAAGGGAACAATGTCCCTCAGCAGCGTAGGCGGCACATCGCCGTCTTCGTAAGAGCGAGAGATGCCGTTCTCACTGTGAGCGGTTTGCCCTTCGGCTCCCCGCTTGTTCAGCAGATACACGGCGATTTCCACCTGAATGTGAGCGTACTTGTCAGGAACAGCGGTCACGGTTGGGTCAAAGGGATATGCCTTACGGCACACCTTGTTTCCGGCGATAGAAAGGTAGGTGGAAAGCGTGTCCTCGTCTGTCTCGCCGGTCATGGCTTTCACCATTTGAAGCTTTTCAGCGTCCGTCATGCTTTCCACCTCCTATCACTCAGCGGGTTCCTCGGACTTCTTGCGGGACTTCTTGATAACGGGAATGGGATTTTCCTCGGACAGATTGAACTTGGTGATGATTTCCTCACGGGTGAGGACTACGGGGTTGTCGAGGGTATCAACAACCACCGTACCCATCACCACAGATGTACTTTCCAGTTCACGCCGAGTAATCACCTTGTCCTTTGCGGTAAAGCCTACATTACGGAAGTGATCTCCCTCCCTCACATACACTTTTCCGTCAGAAACATAGAACATGGTGAACCTCCTTAGCCGTTGGTGATGATCTTCGCCAGCGCAATCGTCTTGGGGTCAGCCACGATAGACCAGTTGGCGGTAGCCGCAAGCTGAGCGTCCGTGGGGGAAGCGGTGTAGCCGGAAGTGGGCTTGGTGAAGCTGAAACCGTTGGGGTGCATGGTTTCACGGATACGAGTCACCAGCGCGTCATAGCCGCCGCCCTTGAGAGCATCACGGGTCAGCTCGGAAGGAACCTTCACAGGGGCGGGAGCGTACTGAATAGCGCCCAGACCGAGAACGTAGGTGGTATAGGTCGCCGCCTTGGAAGTATCCGCTGCAGTGGTGGGACAGCCATCGTCCACGATCACGGTCATGCCGTTCACCGTGCCGATACGCAGGGGGCGCTCCACGCCGTTTGCGTCCGTGTACTTGAGGAAGTCCAGAAGTTTCAGACCAGCCATGTTCGTGGCGACCTTGCTGTGCATAAACACGAGCTGGAAAGCGTCCTGATTGTCGCCCACGGCCTTCTGGATAGCGTCACCGATGGTGGTAGCGCCCATCTTGTTCGCGTCCGCAACAGTGGTGGAAGCGGAAGACAGGTCGGTGGTGTGGTTCGCCCAATCGGCAAACTCACCGCTGCCGGTCACGCCGAAGACCGCATTGAGGATTTTCAGCATGATGGACTGGCGCTGCTTCTGCCAATACTTGGACACCTGAGACACGATCTGCTGCATGGGGTCGGCACCGCTGTTGTAGTCAACGATGAAGTCCTTCTCCTTCCAGCCGTGAGCACGACCGAACACGATACCGTTCTGAGCGCCGCCAGCGGGGTCGGTCAGGGTGATGTCGGTTGCGCCATCGTAGTTCTCAGGAGTACCGCCGATGATCTTGTAGAAGGGCAGGGTGTAGAAGTCAGAACCGTTGGCAATCAGCCGTGCCAGCTCTGCATTCGGGGCGACTGCGCCGCTCTCAAACATAGCGGTCAGGGTGGGGTCTTTCGCATTTGCCCAGTTGTAGTTAAACAGCTCAGGGTCAAACGGAAAACCGAGATAGGTAGCCATAGTGTTTTACCTCCATAATTACTTCAAAATTGTCTGCCAGTCAGAGTGTTCCTTGACAAACTCCATCTGGGCTTTGGTGTCGAGTTTCAGAAAATCAGCCTTGGTCATCTCGCCGCCCTTGCCACCGGCAGGGGGCTTGGGGGTATCTTTCAGAACCTTGGCTTTTACATCTTTCTCATACTGTTCCAGAAACTTCTTCTGTGCGGCAAAGACCTTATCCATCTCACCGTTCGCCATAGCGGTAGCGGCTTCGGTTGCCAGCGGCTCAGGATAACCCTGCGCGGCGAAACTCGCCTTGTAACTGGAAATGGTCTTCTCCTTTTCCAATCCCGCCAGCTTGTTCTTCATTTCCTCGAACATCTGCTCATTTTCCAGCTTCTTGCGTTCTTCCTCAGAAAGCAGCTCGTTGTGCTTCTTTTTCCAAGACGCAAGCTCGGAAGCAGTCTTGTCAAAGACATCTTTCTTCACATAGCCGGTATAATCAGGGTCGGGAAACTCGTAGTTTGCGAGGGCTTCCGCTTTCTGCTCTGCGGTCATATCCGCAAAGCCCTCAATGGTGGAAACATCAATCTTTGCCATACAATCGTTCCTTTCTGCGCTTTTAGAGTGCATCTCCGCACTATATCTTTGTGTTTACGGTTCTCTCCGTTTTGTGATTTAAGGCTTCTCTGCCTATCCAACGCCTTACGGCGATTAAACCAAAAGAAAAAGGGCTACCAATACCTTTTCGGTATCAGTAGCCCGTAATGGCTGTCCCTACCGCCTATGCGATAGGCTGTTCATATTTCTTTTTGCTGTTGATCGCCCACACGACCACTTTTTCATGGCGCTCGGCAATCTCAACGGTCTTTCCCGCAGTCAAGATTTCCTCAATCTTCCTGACCGCTTCCGGGGTCAGGCGGATTTTCCTCTCCATCAGGATTGACCTCCTTCTGCTTGCCGACAAGTTCAGCTGCCTTTTTCTCCTGTTCCTCGGCATAATCCATACTCATACGGTACGCAAGCTGCGGGTCGGAGAACATACCGCAGTGGGTAAAGGCCAGAACGGGAGCAATCTTGGGATTACTGAGCATAGTGGTCAATACGGTCGCTTTCTGAGCAATATTCTCATAATTGCGGCGAGTAAAGCGAACCTCCACATTCGACAATTTCAATTCCAGATCACTCAGATCGGAACAGATATGCAGAACCAATCTCAAGAATTCCTTTTCGGAGAGCTTGAACATCAGCTCGGAGTCCTTAGCTCTGGCTTCCGCCGCCGACCAACCGTCACGCATGATGACCGCAGAACCCGTATCGCTGGTAGAAGTACCACCGTTTCGGTTCGGCATACCGCAGATCGTCAGCACCGTGTTATAGAGGTGATCGACCAGCGTTTGTGTCTGGCTCTGGTTCAGTTCGGAGGTCAGATACTTGATCTCCGCCTTAAACTGCGGGTCAATGTCCTTGAACTTAATCGCGCCCTCGTCCCGCAGCTTGGAAAAATCATCGCCGGAAATGTCAACATTGTGAAACAGCATGAGCGCCTGAACGAACTGTTCTACACCGTCAAGACGATTGCTGTCTACCGTATTGATAGCGTCCAGCAAAGGAAGGACGATCTCGAAAGCACCCAACCGAGCGTTGTTCGCCGGGTATTCGATAATGGGAATACCAAGTGACTGAGCTTCTTCCCGGACGATCATATTCTGATTTTCAACCTCGAAATAGCGGTCTTTCGTATAAATGCTGTAAATCACCGCACCGTCCGACCGCTGAATGTACTTCACACCCATTACAGG